AGTCCGCATCGTGCGATGCCGGATCTTGATATTTACAAGGAATTTTCAAAAGAAGATGCTGAAGCAATTGATCGTCTTGCTACACAAGCCTTAACGTTTGACGGCCGATTTGCCTGGAAAGAAATGCAATTTAGAGCCGTTATAGGCCCTAATGGTGTTCGTAGGATTTCTCAATTGCAGCCAAACGCCTCAGTAATAAAAGGTCTCCCAAATCATCAAAATCTTTCAATACCGGAACAATTGGAATTTAGTCGGCTCTTAGTGAAGCATCAAGCGCCGAGCGAAAATAAAGTATTTGCATACAAATCTCAGTATTTTTACTTGGCGCCGCGTACAGACCCAAATGGTAAGCCGGGGCAATTTATGCTACGCGTATTAGATCCAAATAATCTTCCTCCAGGAATAACACTACCGGATATTACCACGATTGCGCCTAATTCATAATTATGACTATTTCGGATCAAGAACAATTTCGTTTGCTTGTCGAAAAGCATAAAGCCGACGATGAGCAAAAGACATTTTTCTTCAAAGACAAGTATTATACGCTTAAGCGCGACGAGTACAATCCATTAAATTGGGTATTAATACCTATGACGGTGGAAAAATACAATAGTATGATAACGGGAATTCCGTTAAACATAACAACACTTCCTCCTGCACCTGAAATAAGTCCATCTTCTTAATATGCCTACCCTCGTTTTCGGATTGAATTCTGCTGAAGAACAGCAACAATTCAATACCTTGTTAGAAACTGCAAAGACTACTTCCGGCAATATTGCACCGTTTGCTTTTCAGGATAAGTTTTTTAAGATCGTCAGGAATACACAATTTCCAGAAACGAACGATCCTTGGTTGTTATATCAAATTACTAAGTCCGAATTTGATCAACTTTCGAGTTAAAGATAATAGCCAAATACTAACATGGCCACACCATCCTCACGCCAACAACTCATCGATTACTGCCTTCGCTCACTAGGATCTCCAGTCATTGAGATCAACGTCGATGACGATCAGGTGGAGGATCGTATCGATGAGGCACTGCAGTTCTATCAGGAGTATCACTCGGATGCCGTCATCCGCACGTATACCAAGCACCTGATTACATCTACCGACGTCACGAACAAGTACATCGATCTTCCTGAGCGGTACTTGTTCGTCTCGCGTATCTTTCCGATGACGAACAACTCTTCGTCATCCTCCGGAATGTGGTCAGCGCGTTACCAGATGCACCTGAATGACGTGTACGATCTTCAGTACGCTGGTGCTTTAGTTAACTACGAGATGACTCGCCAGTTCCTAGAGATGTTGGACATGCAGCTGAACGGAGTTCCTCCAGTTCGCTTCAATCGCCACATGAATCGCCTGCACATCGATGTAGATTGGACACGCACGATCATTGCTGGCGACTACATCATGATCGACGCCTACGCGACGATCGATCCGACGACGTACACCGACATCTACAACGACATGTTCCTGAAGAAGTATGCCACAGCACTGATCAAGCGCCAGTGGGGTATTAATCTGAAGAAGTTCGAGGGAATTCAGCTACCAGGCGGAGTCACGATGAACGGTCAGCTGATCTATCAGGAGGCAGTCGACGAGATCAAGGCTCTCGAGGACGAGATGGAGACAAAGTACGAGAAGCCAGTTGACTTCTTTGTAGGATAATTCAAATGCCGAGGAACGTCTATTTTTCACAGACGGTACGCTCGGAACAGAACCTCTACGAGGATCTGATCATCGAGTCGCTGAAGATCTACGGCCAGGAGGTCATGTACTTGCCGCGTAACATGGTCTCGCGCGATATGGTCCTGAATGAAGCTATCGAGTCCAAGTTCAGTGACGCGTACTCCATCGAGATGTACCTGGAAAGCGTCGATGGGTTTGAAGGCGACGGTTCTTTGCTGACCAAGTTTGGCCTGGAGATTCGAGATCAGGCTACCTTCGTGGTAGCTAAGAAGACCTGGGAGAAGCTGGTCGGATTCTGGAACAACGGCATCATCTCGAACCGTCCCGCTGAAGGTGACCTGATCTACCTTCCAATGTCAAAGGGACTGTTCGAGATCAAGTTCGTTGATCACCAGTCTCCATTCTACCAGTTGTCAAAGTTTCCGGTCTACAAACTGCGCTGCGAGCTCTTCGAGTACTCCAACGAGGAGATCAAGACGGGTGTCGATGAGCTGGACAAGCTACAAAGAAGCTTTGCTACAGAATACGTCTTCAAGATCGGCAATTCTAACGGAACTAAGTTTGCGCTCGGAGAAAGCGTCACGCAAATTCTTGTTCCTGCCTTAGGTGGAACTGCAGCAAAGACTATCTCGGCTCAGGTGCTACGCTTTGAAGAAATCGGGATCGCTGGACAGCTGAACATCTATCTGGGTCTCGTGACGACGAACACAGGAGATTACAACGAGTTCCAGGTCACGGGAGGACAGATCGGAAAACTGGTGGGAGCAACTTCAGGAGCTCAATGGGATATTCTTCAGGCATATACGATCGCTACGATCTCAGATGATCGTACGTTCGTGAATAATAATCAAGAAGCTCAGAATAGGGCCTTTGAGCTTGAGTCCAACGACATCATCGACTTCACCGAACACAATCCGTTCGGAGAAGTCTCTAGAGAGGACTGACGATGTTTACTGGTCACTTCTATCACGCCACCATCCGCAAGGTCGTTTCGGTTTTCGGAACGCTCTTCAACAATATCTCTGTAGTCCGTAAAGACGGAAGTGGCAAGGTAGTGAATATCACCCGAGTTCCGCTGGCTTACGGACCACGGCAGAAGTTCCTGGCCAGACTTGATGAACAACCAAATCTAGATGCCGGTAAGGTGGCAATCAAGCTCCCGCGTATGTCATTTGAGATCACCTCACTGGTATACGATGCTTCTATAAAGACGAATCGAAATAACTTGATCGAGGTCGTCTCGACGGATCCAAACCAGAAGAGCGTGGTTCGCAACTACTCCCCGTACCGTATGGGTCTTCAGTTGTCGATCATGGCAAAAAACCAGGATGATGCGCTACAATGTCTGGAACAGATCCTTCCGCATTTTCAGCCTGAGTATACCGTTACGATCAAGGACCTGGATTCACTTAACGTGAAGACCGATATGCCATTCGTGCTGTCCGGAGTTCAGATGAATGAGGACTACGAGGGCGACTTTGTGCAGCGGCGCGCCATCATCTATACACTGGATTTCGAGACTCGGCTTCGTTTCTATGGGCCGGTGTCCAAGCGTGCTATCATCAAGACTGCTGACATTGACCTGGCAGCTACTGGAGCAGGTCGCGACAAGGTCACCGTTGAAGTCAATCCGCTGACGGCGGATGAGAATGATCAGTATACAGTGACGACTTCGATCGACTTCATGGAGCAGACCGATTCCTACACGCTGACGGTCAATTCAGGTACCGGCAATTTCTCCAATGGAGAAACGATCACCGACACCACGACTGGAACGACTGCAATCGTCCAGTCATTCTCCGGGAACATTCTTCAGGTAAATTCGGCAACTGGAATCTTTCGTGGAGGTGACACGATCGTCGGTGGTACGTCCGGAACCTCGAGGTCTATCGCGACCGCGGTAGAGATCAATATACCGTTTCTCCTTTAACTAGGACTTCTATTTCGTTATGAACAAATCAGAAGACCTCATCAAGCAGCTGGAGAAGAACATGCCGGCGCCTCCGCCTCCTCCAAAGAAGGATGAGGTTCAGGACGACTACGAGTTCTCGAGAGAGACATACCGTAGCCTGGTCAACAAATCCAATGAGGCTATCGAGCAGATGCTGAGTCTGGCGATGCAGTCCGAGCATCCTCGAGCCTTTGAGGTCCTGAGCAACATGCTGAAGAACACCTCGGATATGACCGACAAGCTGATGGCTCTTCAGAAAGCCAAGAAGGACATGGCGAAGAAGGAAGAAGCCGATGCAAAACCTGCTCTAACACAGAATAATCTTTTCCTAGGATCTACGACTGATCTGCAGAAGCACTTAATTCAAAAACTGAAGGAGCAGAATGTCACAGACGCCGAACAGCCAGATGTTCGTCAAGAACGCTGATCTCGGGTACTTAGGTAACCCGCAGGTCAAGCGCGACGGCGTTCAGCAAAAATTCTCCGAGATAGAGGTCTCGGAGTACATGAAGTGCATGAAGGATCCGGTGTACTTCGCCAAGACGTATGTGAAAGTGATTTCGCTCGATCGTGGCCTGGTTTCGTTCGAACCGTATCCGTATCAAGAACGGATGTTCAAGCACTTCAATGATAGCAGATTCTCAATTGTTCTGGCATGCCGCCAATCTGGTAAATCTATCAGTTCGGTGATCTACCTACTCTGGTTCGCTCTGTTCTCTCCTGACAAGACCATTGCCATCCTGGCCAACAAGGCCGCCACCGCTCGAGAGATGCTGGCCCGGGTTACGCTTGCTCTAGAGAACCTGCCATTCTTCCTTCAGCCTGGTTGCCGAGCTCTCAATAAAGGATCTATCGAGTTCTCAAATAATTCACGCATCATTGCCTCTGCGACCTCTGGATCATCCATTCGTGGTATGTCCGTCAACCTTCTATTCATGGACGAGTTTGCATTCGTTGAGAATGCTACAACATTCTACACATCTACCTATCCTGTCATCTCGTCCGGTAAGACCTCGCGAGTGATCATCACGTCAACCGCCAATGGTGTCGGTAACCAGTTTCATAAGATCTGGGAAGGTGCTGTACAGGGGGTGAACGAGTTCAAGCCGTTTCGTGTCGATTGGTGGGACGTACCAGGTCGCGATGAGAATTGGAAGAAGCAAACCGTAGCAAATACCTCGGAACTGCAGTTCGAACAAGAGTTCGGCAACTCTTTCCACGGTACAGGTAACACACTGATTAATGCGGAGACACTGTTAGGCCTGAAGGCCGAATCGCCGATTTACACCCAGAATAACGTAAAGGTCTACGAGAAACCCGTCTCAGATCATAATTACATCATGTGCGTGGATGTGGCTAAGGGGAGAAATCAGGACTATTCTACATTCTCGGTGATTGATGTGACTGCCAAACCATTCAGACAAGTAGCAACTTTTCGAGATTCCTCGGTCTCTCCGCTGATATTTCCAGACACGATCTACAAGTACGCGAAGACGTACAACGACGCGTACATCGTCGTGGAGAACAACGACCAAGGATCTGTGGTTTGCAATGCTCTGTATTATGATCTAGAATACGAGAACATGTTCGTCGAATCCACTGTGGCGAATGGTTCAATTGGACTGACAACGACCAAGAAGACCAAGAGGATCGGATGCTCTAACCTGAAGGACCTAGTCGAGGGAAAGAAGCTGCTGATCACTGATGCAGATACGATTGCAGAGCTTAGCACATTCATTGCTGAGGGTCAGTCTTATGAGGCCTCCGAAGGAAATCATGATGATACCGTCATGGCACTGGTCGTGTTCGGCTGGTTCGCAGCAACTGACCTCTTCATTCAGATGTCCAGCATGGATGTTCGAGACCTTCTTTACGCAGACCGTCTGAAACTAATTGAAGAGGATGTCACGCCGGTCGGAGTGATGGGCAACCTGGAGCCTGAGACCAAGAAAGATGGTACCGAAGTCGATAAAGACGGAAATGTGTGGTATGAAGCAGCTACTCCAATATACTGAAGAAGTGCTCTGTAATAAATAGAAGCATTGATAATTCGTATTATGCTTCACATCAAACCTCAACTTTGAGAATCTAATCCAATGGCATTCCAAGTATCACCAGGAGTCCAGGTCAACGAAATTGATCTGACCAATGTCGTTCCGGCCGTTTCCACCTCCATCGGTGGTTATGCTGGAGCTTTCAACTGGGGTCCTGCTGAGGAAATTCGTACAGTCTCGAGCGAGAAAGAACTCGCTGCGACTTTCGGAGTTCCGACTGCAGAGACCGCAAAATCATTTTTCACCGCAGCTTCATTCCTGAAGTATGGCACGGCCCTAAAGGTTGTTCGTGCTATCGCTGATGGCTCTGGTGGAACTACTAGCGCAAAGAATGCCACATCAGGTTCTGGTGGTAATTCTGGCGTCCTAATCAAGAATAAGGACGCATACGACAACAATTACTCTGCAGCATCCACAAATCTGGGTGTCTTCGGGGCTCGTTGCCCAGGCGCACTTGGAAATTCAATCAAGGTCGAGGTTTGTTCGTCTTCTACAGCATTCAGCTCATGGACATCTGCCGGAGAGTTCGACAAGGCTCCAGGAACTAGCAGCTATGCCGCAAAGTATGGTTCATCCAACGACGAACTGCACATCATCGTCATCGACGAAGACGGTCTTCTGACCGGAACAAAAGGTGCAGTCCTTGAAAAGTTCGCATTCGTTTCGCAGGCATCAGATGCTGTGAAGGAAGACGGAACGACGAATTACTACAAGAACGTCATCAACAGCACTTCGAAGTACATCTACTGGCTAGATCACTTCGCTGCAGTTGACGGCCAATCCGCGATCCTCCAGAATGCTGGATCTTCAGCCTCTGCTGCTGCTCTGTCATTCGATACGGAAACATCTGTCCAGTCTTATTCTCTGACAGGTGGACTTGACGGAACAACTGCCGGATCTTCACAGGTCATATCGGCTCTGGCACTCTTCCAGGATGCTGAGACTGTTGATGTTAATCTGCTCTTCGCAGACGTTGACAGCGCATCGGCGGTTGCCACAGAATTGAAGGCAATTGCTAATGCCCGTAAGGACGTTGTGGCATTCGTTTCGCCTCCGGTTGATTACACCGTCGGAGTTGCAGCTCCTGCTGGCCAGGTCGCTACCTGGGGAGCAGCATTCAACTCGTCGTACGTCGTATCCGACAGCACCGCTGTCATGGTCTATGATAAGTACAATGATGCTTACCGCTGGATTCCTGCCTGCGGTCATATCGCCGGTCTTTGCGCCTATACCGACAACGTTGCTGATGCCTGGTTCTCGCCAGCCGGCTTCAACCGTGGTTCGCTGCTCGGTGTCACGAAGATCGCCTTCAATCCAAAGCAGGCCGATCGTGACACCCTGTACAAGGCCGGAGTCAACCCAATCGTGGCATTCCCAGGCCAGGGTATCACTCTCTACGGAGACAAGACAACCCTCAGCAAGCCATCAGCCTTCGATCGTATCAATGTTCGCCGTCTCTTCATCACTCTGGAGAAGGCAATCTCAACAGCTGCTAAGTTCCAGCTGTTCGAACTGAACGACGAATTCACTCGCTCGATGTTCCGCAACATGGTCGAGCCATTCCTGCGTGATGTACAGGGCCGCCGTGGAATCACCGACTTCAAGGTGGTCTGCGATAGCACCAACAATACCGGCGATATCATCGACCGCAATGAATTCCGTGCTGACATCTACATCAAGCCAGCACGTTCAATCAACTTCATCACTCTGAATTTCATCGCCACTCGCACTGGCGTCGATTTCTCCGAGCTGGTTGGAAAATAATAACCACTAACCAAAGGAGAACCCTATCATGGCTAACCTAGGTATTAATGACTTCAAGGCAAAGCTGGTCGGTGGCGGAGCACGCAACAACCTGTTCAAGGTCACCGCAAACTTTCCGGGCTACGCTGCCGGAAACGTTGAGCTTGCTTCCTTCCTCATCAAGGCTGCCCAGCTGCCTTCCTCACTGATCGCTCCGATCACCATCCCGTTCCGCGGCCGTCAACTCCAGATCGCTGGAGATCGTTCATTCGAACCATGGGCAGTGACGATCATCAACGACACCGACTTCCAGCTCCGTAATGCTTTCGAGCGCTGGATGAACGGCATCAATGCACACGCTGCAAATACCGGTCAAACAAACATGACCCAGTACATGGCTGATCTAGCTGTTGAACAACTGGACCGCCAGGGTGGAGTGCTTAAGCGCTATGACTTCCGTGGCTGCTGGCCATCGAACATCACAGCAATTGATGTGAGCTACGACGCCGAGAACACGATCGAAGAGTTCGGTGTCGAATTCCAAGTCACCTACTGGGAATCAAATACCACGAACTAAGGTTCGTTTTTCTTCAATAAATATGGCGTGGGAGCGAATCTCTGGGTTCCTCCCACGCCTTTCTCTTAGAAACTGAACAATATATCATATGCCCCTCCAATTCTTCGGATTCACGTTAGACAGAGTTCAACCAGGCCAAGATCGTGATCTGATTCGCAAGAAGAATCGAGAAGAAGAACCGGCATCATTCGTTCCGCCGACATCAGATGACGGCTCGACGGCGATCGCAGCAGGCGGGTACTACGGGCAGTACCTGGACCTAGAGGGAGATGCAGCAAAGACGGATGTCGACCTGATCCGCAAGTATCGCATCGCTGCAGAGCAGCCGGAGTGCGACATGGCGGTCGAGGACATCGTCAACGAATCTATCGTCCACGAGGAGCACGAGGCTCCTGTGGACATTAATCTGGACGACCTGGAACAGCCTAACTCGATCAAGAAGGAGATCAAGGCCGAATTCGATCGCGTTTGCCAACTTCTTAATTTCAACCTGAACGGACAGGATATCTTTCGTCGCTGGTACGTCGACGGCCGGCTATATTTCCACATCATTGTCGATGAAGAGAACCGTGACGAGGGTATTCTCGAGTTGCGCGCCGTCGATGCTCTGCGTATCCGCAAGGTTCGTGAGATCAAGGAAGAGACGGACTCTACTACCGGTGCCAAGATCATCAAGACCCTGGACGAGTACTACCTCTACCAGGATGGCGGTCTGCAGAAGTCCGATGTTGGTCTAAAGATCAACAAGGACGCGGTCTGCTACGTTCCATCTGGAATCCTTGACGCTTCCCGTAAGCGCGTCCTCTCCCCTCTGCACAAGGCTCTGAAGCCTGTCAACCAGCTACGCATGATGGAAGATGCGCTGGTGATCTACCGCCTCTCTCGTGCTCCTGAGCGCCGCATCTTCTACATCGATGTCGGCAACCTGCCAAAGGGCAAGGCCGAGGAGTACATGCGCCACATCATGAACCAGTACCGTAACAAGCTGGTCTATGATGCCGTCACTGGTGAGATCCGTGACGACCGCAAGCACATGTCTATGCTGGAAGACTTCTGGCTGCCACGTCGCGAAGGTGGTCGTGGAACTGAGATCAGCACTCTGCCAGGCGGCGAGAACCTGAGCCAGATCGACGACATCATCTTCTTCCAGAAGAAGCTTTATCGCTCCCTGAATGTTCCTGTCTCTCGTCTGGAACCTGAGACCGGGTTTACTCTAGGAAAGTCTTCAGAGATCACTCGCGACGAGGTCAAGTTCCAGAAGTTCGTCAATAAGCTGCGCAAGAAGTTCTCAGCCTTATTCTACGAGCTCCTTCGTACACAACTGATTCTGAAGGGCGTGATTACCGAAGAGGATTGGGCAGAACTGAAAGAAAGTATCCGCTTTGATTTCCGAAAGGATAACTTTTTCAGCGAGATGAAGGACTCCGAGATCCTAGCTGGTCGCATCGAGATGCTCAACTCGATCACGCCTTACATCGGCACCTATTTCTCCCAAAATTGGGTCAGGCGTCATGTCCTTCACATGACTGATGAGGATATCGAGGAGATGCAAGGGGAGATCGAGCTCGATGCAGAGATGGCCGCAGAACAGGCTCTGCAAAATCCTCAGTTAGATGCCGGAGGAGGCGTGGAAGACATCTCGGCGAATGATGAGTTTAACCGATCTGCCTAATCCTGAGCAACGTAAATCTATAAATAGTACTTATAATTTCAATGAATAACCTAATCTCCATGATCGACTCGCTGCGCACCGGAAAGACTGGTGCGGCTGAATCTGCTTTCAAGGCAGCCATGGCTGAGAAGATAAATTCAGCTCTTGATGCACAGAAGGTCGTCGTGGCCTCGCAGATCTACAATCAGACAACACAAGCTGAAAAATGAAGCTCATCGCCGAACACATCGACTCACAAATCTCTCTACTGTCTGAGGCTACTCAGGGCGGTCAGAGCAAGTCGTACCTGCACGGCATCTTCATGCAGGCAGAGAAGGCGAATCGCAACAAGCGTCGCTATCCTCGCACCGTGCTGGCTCCAGCCGTTGACAAGTACATCAAGGAGCAGGTGAACACCGGCCGTGCGGTCGGAGAGTTGAATCACCCGGACGGTCCGACCGTAAATCTGGACAAAGTTTCGCATCGTATTACCGAACTCAAGTGGGACGGGAACAACGTTGTCGGAAAGGCACTGATACTGGACACGCCGATGGGTAAGATTGTGAAAGGCCTTATGGAAGGCGGCGTTCAGCTAGGTGTCTCTACTCGCGGTATGGGAAGTCTGAAGTCCGCAAAGGATGGAATCATGGAGGTCGCAGAAGATTTTATTCTCGCCACCGTGGACATCGTCCAAGATCCTTCTGCCCCTGAGGCCTTTGTAAATGGCATCATGGAAGGCGTTGAATGGGTCTGGGATAATGGTATCCTCAAGGCTCAGCAAATTGAAAAGTACGAGACTGAAATTAAGAACGCATCTTCGAAGCGCCTCACCGAGGCTCAGCTGAAGGTCTGGAATGATTTCCTCTCAAAACTATAACCAGCTACATTATAGTAGAAACCTAAAACACATGTCGAAGAATAAGACAAAGCGTTCGCTCGATCTTATCGAGGACATCACTGTTGAGGAACTACGTAAGGATGGACTCGTTGAAGAGGTTGCAGTTTCTGACGGGACATCCAAGAAAGATGAGAAGGATACAGCAGTGGCGACAGATGCCGTAAAGGCAGATGCTCAGACCAAGGCAAGTATCGACGCCTCCGCTTCGAAAGAAGCCGATGCAGATGAGCACGTTGGTTCCGGTCCCGGAGCTACCGTTCCTCCTTCTGCAGAGAACGACAAGGCGGTCGCAGCAGTCGATGCAGCAAACAATGCTGCTCCAACAGCTGAACCACCAAAGACGAAGGCAGGACTCATCAACGCAGTTTATCAGCAGCTGGCCACGATGAAGACCGAAGAGCTGTCCAATGTCTATGCGACGCTGGTTAACCCAGCACTTCCACCGAAAGCCGAGGAGCCAACTCCAATGCAGACGGGCGATGACAGCACAGACAAGGGCATGCAGAAAGAACAAGAAGAAGCACCTGAGCTTCCAGCTGACGTCACGGATCCTGAAAAGGCCGATGATGCCGGTGAGAAGGAAGACAATGGTAAAGGAGAAGACGAGGACGAGGGCGACGAGGCTGAAGATGAGACGACCAAGGAATCCTTGGATGTCCTCATGCAGGCTGAGAAGTCACTGTCCGAAGGCTTCCGCTCGAAGGCCACTGAGCTATTCGAGTCCACAGTAAAGGCCAAAGTTGCAGCCGAGGTCACCAAGATCGAGGAAAGTTACAAGGCCCGTCTTGACGAGGAAGTTGCTACGGCAACGAAAGACCTCGCCGAGAAGGTCGAGAGCTATCTTGACTACGTAGTCAAGACCTGGATGGAGGAGAACAAGGTTGCTATCGAGTCCGGACTCCGTACGGAGATCGCTGAGAACTTCATCAACTCGCTGAAGAGCGTGTTCGTGGAGTCCTACATCGAAGTTCCAGAAGGCAAGGAGAATCTGGTTGAAGCACTCAACACAGAAGTCGCCAAGCTCGAGGAACAACTCCTCAAGTCCACTGAGGCTAACATCAAGCTCAACGAATCAGTCAATTCGCTTCTGCGCAAGCAGATCATTGCTGATGCTTCATCCGACCTGGCTTCTACTGAAGCCGTCAGGCTAAATTCTCTGGTCGAGGATGTAGATTTCGAAGACGCTGAGACCTTCTCTAAGAAGGTACAGACGATCAAGGAGTCCTACTTCCGCAAGCCAGTTTCAACCCAAAAGACCGCAGTTGAGACAGCAACAACCTTGAACGAAGAGTCAAGCTCTGATGAAGAGTTGAGCCCGTTCATGGCTGCAGTTTCTTCCGCAATTTCCCGCACACTGAAGTAATCTTCAGAGCAAACACATAGTTAGGAGTAATCAAACATCATGTTCAACTCAGAAAATGCACAAAAGAAGTGGGCACCAATCCTTGAGCACAAGGATCTGCCTGCAATCAAGGACAACTACCGCAAGGCAGTTACCGCCCTTATCCTCGAGAACCAAGAGAAGGCACTCCGCGAAGAGCGCGCCAACTCTTCCTTCCAGCCTCTCACAGAGACCGCAGCCAATGCTACCACCGGTGGCACAGGCAATCTGGCTAACTGGGATCCAATCCTGATCTCCCTGGTTCGCCGCTCGATGCCAAACCTGATCGCTTATGATATCGCTGGCGTACAGCCAATGAGCGGTCCAACCGGCCTGATCTTCGCCATGAAGAGCAAGTTCACCTCACAGGGTGGCGACGAAGCTCTCTTCAACGAAGCTCTTTCAGGTTTCTCTGGCACAGGCACACAAGCTGGTGATTCCTCATCCCTGCCAGACGCTCTCGGTGGTGGATCCGGTGTTGACACAACCCCAGCCAATAACATTGGCGATGACTTCGTGGTCGGCACGGGAATGTCCACGGCCGCAGCTGAAGCCCTCGGTAACACCGGTGGAAGCTTCGCTCAGATGGCATTCTCGATCGAGAAGGCAACAGTGACTGCAAAGTCACGCGCCCTCAAGGCCGAGTACACGATGGAACTCGCTCAGGACCTCAAGGCCGTTCACGGTCTCGATGCTGAGTCCGAGCTCGCCAACATTCTGTCGGCTGAAATCCTCGCTGAAATCAATCGCGAAGTCATCCGCACGATCAACTCAAAGGCCAAGCTTGGTGCACAGACAGCCAATGTTACCACCAAGGGCAAGTTCAACCTCTTCACCGACGCTGATGGTCGTTGGAACGTCGAGCGCTTCAAGGGTCTTCTGATCCAGATCGAGCGCGAGGCCAACCAGATCGCCAAGGATACCCGTCGCGGCAAGGGTAACTTCATCCTCTGCTCATCGGATGTTGCTACCGCCCTCTCCGCTGCTGGCGTTCTCGATTACTCCCCAGCCCTCAGCACACAGCTCGAGGTTGACGACACTGGCAACACCTTCGCTGGTGTTCTCAATGGCCGCACCAAGGTTTACATCGATCCATATGCCACCGCTGATTACATCACCGCTGGTTACCGTGGAACGAACCCATACGACGCTGGTCTCTTCTACGCTCCATATGTCCCACTGACAATGGTCCGCGCAGTTGGTCAGTCTGACTTCCAGCCACGTATCGGATTCAAGACCCGCTACGGCATGGTTGCTAACCCATTCGCTGAGGCCACCGGTGCTGCCGGAGTTGGTGCTCCAGCCAATGACACTGGCACGAATCGCGCTAACCGTTACTTCCGTATCTTCGGAGTTACCGGTATCCTCGATAACGCCTAATCGGTACTTAGTCTTACTTAATAAGGGGATCCTCGAAAGGGGGTCCCCTTTTTCGTCTGATAAATAATTGAACCATGTCAACCACACTGAACAAGAATTTCCTGTCACCGAACGGATTTCGGCTGATCATCGACCGTCAAGAGTTTGCAGACGTCGAATACTTCTGCGTCAATTCAGCTTTGCCGAATGTCAGTTCAGGTGCGATCTCGCAGTCATACCGCAATTTGCAGAGCACATTTGCCGGCGATAAGGTCGAGTATGCTCCTTTCGATATCCGATACATGGTTACAGAGAACATGGAGAACTACGTCTCTCTGTTTAACTGGTTGGTCTCTAATTCCAATACCGAGCAGCTGAAGCTTGCCGACATGACGCTGAACATCCTGAACAGCAGCAACAATGTGATTCGCCAGGTTCGTTTCGTTGACGCCTTTCCGGTATCAATTGGACAGCTCGATTTCTTGTCGCAGAATACCGATGTGGAATACATCATCGGTGATGCCTCGTTCTCATACTCGCACTTCTACTTCATCTCCTGAGCGCAGATAGATAATACTACAGTCAATTACATTATGATCAACGTTGAACAGATTCTGGAAATGTGGAAGAAGGATTGCATCATCGATGAGATGAATCTTGATGAGGCTTCCAAGGAAACTGCTAAGCTGCATGCCAAGTACCTCGAGCTGCTGTCCATCACGAAGCTTGCTCTGAAGAAGAAAGAACTAGACCAGAGAGTGCTGCTGAAGGACAAGTGGATGTACTTCAACGGCAAGATGGACAAGACTCAGATCGATGAGAAGGGCTGGGATTACGATCCCTTCGGTGGCCACAAGATCATGAAGTCTGACATGCAGTACATCTATGAGTCAGACCCTGAGTTGCAGAAATCTGAGGTCCAGATCACCTATCTGAAGACCGCAGTGGATACGCTCCAGGAGATCATGGACAACCTGAAGTGGAGGCACCAGACGATCAAGAACATGATCGAGTGGCGCAAGTTCACGAGCGGTGTCTGATGCCTGACGTCATCAAAGTCAAGAAAAAGAACGAGGTGTTCGTCACGGTGGATTGCGATCCATCGATTCAGAACGAACTCACAGACTTCTTCACGTTCTTCGTGCCTGGCTACAGATTCATGCCGGCATTTAAGAACAAGCTCTGGGATGGCAAGATCCGTCTGTACGATCGCCGTCTGAAGACCTTGTATGCCGGTCTTATCGAGTACATCGATGAATTTGCCGACGTGCGTGGGTGTGAGATCGAGTACGTGGATGACGATTACTATGGCCGTCCAGAAGCTCAAGCTTTCATCGAGCTAGAGCAGGTCAAGGACTTCGTTGCAACGCTAAACTTGTACGCTCACGGAAAGTCGATCGAGCCACGCGATTATCAGCTTGAGGCCATCCATCACGCCCTGGTTCACTATCGATCCATGCTGCTCAGTCCGACAGCCTCTGGAAAGTCGCTGATCATCTATGTTCTAATTCGCTGGTTCCTCGAAGAGAATCAGAACAAGAAGACGCTGCTGATCGTACCGACCACATCCTTGGTTGAGCAGATGTTCAACGACTTTAAGGACTACTCTACCCTAGATGAAAATTGGAACAACGAGGAGATGTGCCACCGGATCTACTCTGGAAAAGAGAAGATGGACATCCGTTCTCGTGTGGTCATCACGACGTGGCAGTCGATCTACAAGATGCCTGCAAGTTGGTTCGAGTCCTACGGAATGGTGATCGGCGACGAGGCTCACAACTTCAAGGCCAAATCGTTGTCCGCCATCATGGAGAAGTTGTACGATGCCAAGTACCGCATCGGCACAACCGGTACGCTGGATGGCACGCAGACTCACAAGCTCGTACTGGAAGGTCTCTTTGGTCCTGTTCATCGTGTCACCACTACGAAGGAGCTGATGGACTCGAATGCTCTGGCTCAGCTGTCGATCGACGTGTTGCTGATGAAGTATGACGACCTAGTATGCCAGGCTGCCAAGGACTACGATTACCAGCAGGAGATCGATTTCATCGTAGCCAACCAGACTCGTAACAAGTTCATTCGTAACCTGGCCATCGCTCAGGACGGAAACACTCTGATCCTTTACAACTACGTGGAGAAGCACGGAAAGCCGCTGTACGATATGATCGATGCGAAGCTGAATGAGCTTCCACGCAGGACTCGTAAACTATTCTTCGTCTCAGGTGATGTGGATACCAATGAACGCGAGAGAATTCGCGAGATCACTGAGAAAGAGAAAGATGCCATCATCGTGGCCAGCATGGGTACATTTTCTACCGGGATAAATATAAGAAACCTGCATGTTATCGTGTTCGCTTCACCATCAAAGTCTCAGATCCGAGTCCTCCAGTCTATTGGAAGAGGTCTTCGCAAATCTGACGATGGCAGAGCCACGAAAGTCTACGATATCGCCGATGACCTGCACTGGAAGAAGAGCAGAAACTATACGTTGGACCATGCAGCTGAACGGATCAAACTGTATGGCTCAGAAAAGTTCTCGTACAAGATCCACGAGGTAAAACTATGAGCAAGTTCGAGGATCTCAGCGTCATTCTAAAGTTAGTCTCAGGTGAGACTGTCATCTGTCAGGTTCTGTCGGACACTGAGAAAAACATGCTTGTTCGCGATCCCTACGAAATTCGAGTTCATAGTGTAGCCACTCAAGAAGGTGTTCAGTCTACCACGTACTATGCTGATTGGTTCCTGTCTTCGAAGTCAAGAATCCACATGATCAGAAAAGAGCACGTCATCTCCGCTGCTATACCGGATGATAACACGAAGAAGCATTACTTTGCTTTGGTTGCTAGACGCGATGGTGACGCTACACCGAGTGCATTAAGCCCTAATTGGGAACAGCAATTTAATTTTGGCGATACTGAGCCAGATAGGAACTAGGGTATACTGTGGCCACTGGGTGAACAGTGTAAACAAAATAACGGCTTTCCGCGAGGATGTAAATAACTTCGGGAATGAGTGCTCAGTAAAAGTTTGAGATGTACAAGATGAGTCTGATGTTTAGTATGGTCTGCAAGTAATGACAACTACGAAATCAACCAAACCTAAGAAGTCCTCGCAACCGAAGGAGGAACGCGAGCACTACGTAAATAACAAAGAATTTTCACAGGCTGTTGTCGACTACGTCGCGTCTGTCAAAAAGTCTATCGCTACTGGTAAGGAGCCAGACAAGATCCCCGAATACATCGGTCGCTGCTTCCTTCGCATCGCTGAGGGTCTTTCTCACAAGCCCAATTTTGTGCGGTATACCTACCGTGAGGAGATGGTCATGGATGCCGTCGAGAACTGCATCAAGGCCATCATGAACTACAACATCGAGGCTGCCACTCGAACTGGTTCACCTAATGCCTTTGCGTACTTCACGCAGATCTGCTACTATGCCTTTCTTCGCCGTATCATGAAGGAGAAGAAACAGCAGGACATCAAGTTCCGCTACATCGAGCATGCCGGCATCGAGAACTTCATGTCATCTCCCGATGACGAGATCGGAGCAATGTTCCAAGATACCGGTTTCATCGAGACGATCAAGAAGCGCATCGACAAGGTAAAAGAGAACGATAAGAAGATCAAGGACTTCAAGAAGCGGATCAAGGCCGACCTTGAGTTCTTCATCGCATGAAGTTAGCTATCCTCAACGACACCCATTGCGGAGCCAGAAATGCCTCCGATGCTTTCCTAGATTACTTTGGGAAGTTCTACAGCGGTGTCTTCTTTCCGTACTGCAAGCAACATGGGATCAAGCAGATCCTGCACCTAGGTGATTACTACGACCATCGGAAGTACATCAACTTCAAGGCGCTTCATCACAACCGGAAGACCTTTCTAGAGCCTATGCGTGATCTGGGGATGACGATGGATATCATTCCGGGTAACCACGATGTGGTCTACAAGAACACCAATGACCTGTGTTCGCTGAAGGAACTGCTGGGATTCTTCGTTGAGAATGTCAACATCGTGATGCGACCGAAGGTGTTGACATACGATGGCTGCAATATCGCAGTTCTCCCTTGGATCAATCCGGAGAACTATGAGGAGTCGATGAAGTTCGTTGAGACCTGCAACGCTCCTATCCTGGCAGGTCACCTCGAGCTGAAGGGGTTTGACGTGTTGCCCGGCATGCCAGCGCACGACGGCATGGATCCGAATGTCTTTGCGCGATTTGAGGAAGTGTGGTCAGGTCACTACCATACAAAGTCTAAGAAGGGCAACATCCACTACCTCGGTACACAGTTTGAGATGACGTGGGCAGACGTGAATGACCACAAGTATTTCCACGTATTTGATACGGATACTCGAGAGCTTACTCAGATTCACAATCCGCACGTCCTATTTCACAAATACGTGTACGATGACAAGACCAGGGATCCTGACACCTACGATGTGCCTAGCTGCACAGGCAAATTCGCCAAGGTCGTAGTACTCAATAAAGCCGACTTCTTCAAGTTCGATCGCTTCATCGATATGCTGCAAAAGCAGAACCCGCTTGAACTCAAGATCGCAGAGAACTACGAAGAATTCACCGGGGCAAACGTGCAGGATGAAACTGTAGGACCTATCTCAGACACCTCTCAATTGATCGACTCGTACGTCGATGCGGTTGAAACAGCACTAAATAAGGATACCATCAAAACCAAGCTTCGCGAGCTTCACGTTGAGGCTCAGAATCTTGAGATGGTCTGATCATGGCAATTACATTTGAACGAATCCAGTGGAAGAACTTCCTTTCGACTGGAGATACTCCGATATCCATCAACCTGAACAACGGCAGTTCCACGCTTGTAGTGGGGCCAAACGGTGCAGGTAAGTCGACGCTGCTCGATGCACTGTCGTTTGCCTTGTTCGGCAAACCGCACCGTGATATCAACAAGCCACAACTTGTCAATTCAATCAACGGAAAAGGTTGTGAAGTGACGGTGGAGTTCACCGTCGGCAAGATCCAGTTCAAGATCGTACGTGGCATCAAGCCGAACATCTTTGAGATCTGGCAGAACGGCACCCTGGTCAACCAAGAGGCACACTCGATGGATTACCAGAAGGTTCTCGAGCAGAACATTCTCAAGCTGAACCACAAATCGTTTCATCAGATCGTGGTCCTCGGTTCTTCCTCGTTCATCCCTTTCATGCAGCTGCCATCCCATCATCGCCGAGAGGTGATCGAGGATCTTCTGGACATCAACATCTTTACGAAGATGAACACAATCCTGAAGGAAAGGATCGCAGCTCACCGTGAAGACCTGCAATCTCTTCAGCATTCTTCAGAGATGCTTGACCATAGCATCACGGTACAGAAGAAGTACATCGGAGATCTGAAGCGGCGAACTGAGGATGCTGCCAAGAAGAACAACGAGAAGATTGCTACGATGGTGGCTGAGATTGAAGGGCTATTGCTGGAGAATGACGAGGACCAGAAAATCATAGATCAAAACCTAGAATCGACCCGAGACCGTTCGTCAAAGCTTCATGAGAAGCGCCAGGCTCTGATGGTTTACCATGGCCAGATCAAAGCAAACATTCAGAAGGTTGTCAAGGAGGCAATGTTCTACGACAACAACAGCGAATGCCCAACGTGTAGCCAGAAGCTAGACGGTGCCTTTCGTGACCTGAGAATCTCATCCTGCAAGGAGAAGGCAAAGGAACTTGCAGACGGCGAACACAAACTCAGTGAAGAGCTGAAGAAGATCGAGACGGATATTAGTGCGGTCAGTGAGAGCCTAAGGATCTACCACGATCTAGCGTCTCAGATCACCTCGAGGTTCATGGCAGTCAAGCGTCTCCAGGCCAACATCAGTACGTTGGAGAAGGAAGCCGCTGTGGCAGGCAGTGACGATCTCACCGCGGCCGAGGCTAACCTCGCTACCCTTCTCGAGGAGAAGGAGAAGTCTTCAAAGCAGAAGGCTGAGGCATACGAGGAAGGTACGTACAATCAGGC